ACAGACATAACAATAGATTCAACTATCCTTAATCGTAATGGAGTAAGCCTCTCGCCTTTGTACATGTTAGTTGCAACTCAATAACCACACGCTATTATGCACCATTACAATGAGGCTATGACTACGTTGTAGAGTTATTGAAGTCGTGTTATTGGTAAGGCTACAGACAAGTGATAGCCTCATTGTTAATAGGTGGTATTGAAGTTATAATAATGAGAACAGATAGGAACATAGTATGTATATAGAATGAACGATAGCCTCAAGAGTATGGAAGTGGCTACAAACCCATTGGAACGGTTAAAATAATGTCGTTAAAGTTTTGTTTCACGACATTGCACTATATTATTAATTAATAAATTTTATTAGTAAGGGGCACCCTTCAAGAATGACGACGGTGGCCCAATCAAAAGCTAATAAAAAAATTCTGAGATTTTCCATTACATTTTACAAAAGGAAGTGATCTTTCTTCTTATTAACAAGGAGGTGGCAATTTGACTACCTTAGATAATAAACGCAAAATATTAGAATTGTTAAAGCAGAAAGCAATATTGGAATCCAGAGAATCATTTTGGATATTCTGCAAAACCATGGCCCCTAAATTTTATAAAGATTCTCGCCCTTACCTGAGGGAATTATGTGATGTATTACAAAATATATATGAGCATAAATTGATTAATCCTGATACAAATAAACCTTACAGGAATTTGGCTTTAAGTTTACCACCTCGTCATGGAAAGTCTAGAACGGTTGGATTGTTTACTGGTTGGTGCTTGGGTGTTGATGTTCTTAATGCTATTATGACCGCTTCATACAATGAGAGCATAGGGACGATTTTCAGTAGGAATTGTAGGGACTTAATTTCAGAGGAAAGACAAGGTGGCAGCAAAATATTATATTCAGATGTGTTCCCCAATACGATTATTAAACATGGCAACAGCGCGGTTAATGATTGGACATTAGAGGGTGGATATTGTAGCTATTACGGGGGAGGATTCGGAAGTTCGTTCACTTCAAGAGGTTGTAATATTTTGATTGTAGATGATCCTATTAAAAATGCAGAGGAAGCCTTAAACGATAATAGCTTAGAGAAAATACATACTCAATATACAGATACTTTGATGTCTCGTGTTGAGGGTAACGGTATTACTATTATTATACAGACACGTTGGAATAAAAAAGATTTGATAGGTAGAGTATTGGCCGACGATGGAGCAAGTTTTTATGTTGTTAACCTGAAAGCATATGATGAGACTAGAAAAGAAAAAATGTTATGTGCATCTATTTTAAATTATGAAAAATATCTCTCCCTGAAGAGGTCCATGTCGGACCTTATTTTTATGGCCAATTATAATCAGGTCTGCATAGATTTAAAAGGTGCTCTATACCAGAACCTTAAAAAGTATGAGGATATTCCTAAAGATGAAAAAGGGCGCTCGCTATTTGAGTCAATAGTAGCTTTTGTAGATACCGCGGATACTGGAAAAGATTATTTGTGTACCATTGCAGCTGGAGTATATCAACACCAACTCTATTTATTAGATGTTGTGTATACACAAGAGAGAATGGAAATTACAGAGGGTCTTGTCACTGATATGTTATTCAGAAATAGAGTTAACAATTGTATTGTAGAAGCAAATAACGGTGGTAAGGGTTTTGCTCGCAGGCTCCAGGACTTAATGCTTGAAAAATACGGTACCAATCGTACAGTAATTAAGTTTAAGCAGCAGACCAAAAACAAATTAACAAGGATATTAATTGCTAGTACCTGGATCCAAGAAAACATATATTTTCCTCAAAACATTAAAGAACGATTTGCAGAGTTCTGGGAAAGTATTATTACATTTAGTAAAAGTGGAAAGAATGCTTGGGATGATGCAGAGGATTGTCTCACCGCACTTGCTGAAAATTTTGGAGATGGCTGCAAGGTTAGCAATAAAGCAAATAGTATCAAGATTAAAGGAATCTAGGTAGAGGAGGCGTGAAAATGGCTTTAACCAAAAATACAAAAATCTGTATGGATATAACAGACGCTGAAATCACTACAGATTTACTTCAAATACTTTTAGACCTGCATGCCCCCATTGTCAGCGGTAGATTTAAGATATTAGATGATTATTATACTGGTGAACATCTAATTTTATTAAGGGTAATAGAAGATGATACAAAACCTAACAATAAACCAGTAACAAATTTTTGTAGTTATATTACAGACACATTGACAGGGTTTTTCGTGGGTAAGCCAGTTAGTTATACATCAAAAGATAAAGAGTTTTTGGAAGTCTTGACCAAGGTATTCGCAGATAATGACGAACAAACAGAAAACCACGATTTAGGGCACAAGGCAAGTGTCAAAGGACAAGGATTTGAAGTAGTATATCTTGATGAAGAAGGAAATATTAACTTTGATTGTTTAGATACAGACACTATTCTTATGATATACGATACTAGCATTAAAAGTGTTCCGTTGATGGCTGTGCGTCACTATACATTACATAATTACATACTAGATACTGATGTAATAAAAATAGTCGTATATACTAAAACGAATATTTACTATTACACTGATGATGGTGGAATAGTGCTAGATAGTTCAGAGGCACATTACTTTGGTGAGGTTCCAATTGTGGAATATGCTAATAACCGTTACCACAGAGGTGATTTTGAAAATATTATAACCTTAAATGATATGTACAATAAAAATAATGCTGATATCAGTAATGATATTGAATATTTCAGTAATGCTTATTTAGTTTTGGAGAATATGGATGGTACGGAGAGTGAGGACATCGACAAGATAAATGAGAATAGAGTTATATTGACTAGTGAGGGCGGAAAAGCTTATTTCCTCACAAAGCAATTGAATGATGCAGTTGTACAAAATCATAGAAATAATTTATCTGAGGATATCCACAAAATTTCATATACACCTGACTTATCAAAGGAAATTGCTTCAAATGTCAGTGGCAATGCATTAAAAACTAAAATGTTTACGACTGCAGATATCATTGTTAATAAAGAACGTAAATTCAAGAAGTCTCTGCAAACTAGAATCAAATTAATAGCAACTATTTTAAATTTAAAGGGTTATAAAGATGAAGAGGGTAAGGAAATGGTAACGCATGAGTATAATTACAAAGATATTGCAATGAAATTTCATAGGAACATGCCTACAGGTATGTATGAAACCGCTGATGATGTTTCTAAAATGTCCACCGCAGTTAGTCAGAAAACCCTGTTAACTGAAATAGGTATTGAAGATGTAGACGCTGAAATTGAGCAAATAGAACTTGAAAAAAGTACCATGGTTGACTTAGATAATTTACACACAGAAACACCACCAGTAGAAGATGATCCAGTTGAATAATTCTGAATACTGGCAAACGAGAATGGAAAAGTTAACTAACAGCTTGTTGTTAGGTCAAGAAAAAGACACAGTATCATTTTTGAGAGCCTACAAGCCCTCCCTAACAGATATTCAAGCGTATATTAGTTTATTGTACTCTAAGTATTCTACAGATGGTGTATTAAGTTTAAATGACATGTATAAAAATGACCGTTTCAAGGCAATGGAAAAAGAAATCATCTCCATTATCGGTGAGTTAGGAAAGCAAGATAAAATTTATATGACAAATGAATTAAAAAAGACATATACAGAATCTTATATAAAAACTGGTGCAATATTGACAGAAGGAATTCCAGAACTAGCAGTAAATTTCGCTATTATACCGAAAGGATTTGTCGATAAGGCTTTAACATACCCTTGGAGCGGTACAGACTTTGTTACCAGGGTCGGTGTTAATAATAATGTGCTTATATCGAATTTAAGGCAGACATTAACGAGAGGATTTATACAAGGCAATAGTATTACCGATATGACCAAAGATCTAAAGAGCGTAATGGATATAGGGGCGACAAATGCAAGGCGATTAATTCGTACTGAGGCAATGCATGTTATAGGAGCAAGCCACAATGATACGTACAAGTCATCCGGGGTTGAAAAGGTTAAATTTATCATAGCAAAAGATGATAGGGTTTGTGACGATTGCAGAGCATTAGCAAAATCAAGCAAAAATCCTTTTCTTATCGATGAAGCGCCAATGATCCCCCAACATGCTAATTCTAGGTCAATAAATATACCTTTCTTTGAAGATTAAATAAAAATAATATGCGTTGTTAGTGGGTAACTGTTAAGAGTGCAAAAGGAGTAATTAAAAT